CCGCTACAACAGCAAGCTGCTGTTATTCGACACTGACGACGGCAAGTTTGTGCTGGAGACCAGCTCGAACCTAAACGAGAATCCCAGCATGGAACAGTTCAGCTTTGAGCGCAACGCGGAATTATATGATTTTTATGAGAGCGCATTCGGCGAGTTGTTTGGAGGTGCATCGGAGTGAGCAAGGAGCGTAGACAGCGCATTAAAGAGTCGTTGCTTGAGCAGCTGGAGATGAAGGGCGCAGACATGGATCATTTTGTCGACCTGGTTGAGGACTATATGAGCCTTTGGGATGTGAAGAATGACCTGCTCGAAGACATAAAAAAGCGCGGGGTCATGTATAAAGATTTTTCCTCCGTCGGCATCGAGATGATGAAGAATAACCCATCTGTAAGGGAGCTTGTAGGCATCAATCGACAGATGCTTTCGATCCTGAAGGATCTCGACATAAACACGAAGACCGTGGCTCGTTTTAATGATGATGACGAGATGTAGCACCATTATTGCGTGATCAGGTGGTGGTGAGCATGTAATGACGCGCAGAAGGGACTATCATCCATACATAGACTCGTACATGGACGATATCCGCACCGGGAAGATCCCTGCCTGCAAAGAGCTGCATCAGGCCATGGATTACATCGAGAGCAAGCTGGGCCATCCCGATGTAGTCATAAAGCAGGGGAAAATCGCGAAGGCCGTAGAGCTGATAGAGCGATACTTCAAGTTTAAGCTCCTGAATTGGGAGCTTTTTGTTATTGCGCTGATCCACTGCTACTACAAGAGTCAGGATGCAGTTGTCTTTGATGAAATCTTTATCATGATGGGCCGGGGCAATGGCAAAAACGGCTTCATAAGCGCCTTATCCTGGTATCTGACTACCCACTACCACGGCATACGTGGTTACAACGTGGATATCATCGCTAATGCAGAGGACCAGGCCAGGATTAGCTTTGATGAGGTCTACGAGATGCTTGAGGATACCTGGGCAAAGTCGCGGCGATTCTTCCACAAAACCAAAAAACTAATCACGAACACGCGAACCCGCAGCTACATACGCTACAACACCAGCAATGCCGAGACAAAAGACGGGCGCCGGTCGGCGTGTCTGATTTTCGACGAGATCCACGGGTATAAAGATTGGGATATTATCAACGTTTTCCGGAGTGGTTTCGGCAAGCGCAAGCATTCGCGGGTGTTTTTCATCACGACTGATGGCTATGTGCGCCAGGGGGTGCTCGACCAGCAGCTGGAGATGGCGAGGAGCGTTCTCACGGGCGAAATCACCGGACTTGGCCTCCTGCCTCTAATCTACAAGATAGACGAGAAGGAAGAGGCCGAGGATCCCAAAATGTGGGTTAAAGCGAACCCGTCTTTGCCGTATTTTCCGGAGCTACAAAAAGAGATGAACGCGCATCATGTCCGGTCGCAGCATCAGCCGAGTGAGGCGGTCGAGTTTCTAACCAAGCGCATGAATCTACCGGCTCAAGAGAGCTATACGGAGGCCGTCCCCTGGGAGAAGATCCAGGCTACTAACAGGCCGATCCCATACGACGAGCTGAAAGGCTTGCAGTGCATTGGAGCTGTTGACTATGCGCAAGTGACAGACTTTGCTAGTTGCGGCCTGCTATTTAAGCACAACGGCTTGCGATACTGGATAGAGCATACCTTTGTGTGCCATCTGGCCCTAAAGGTAGAGTCTAGACCCATCAAGTTTCCAGTGCAGGAGATGGTGGATCGTGGCCTAATCACGATTATCCAAGAGGACTCTATCAGGCCCGAGTATATTGCCCAGTGGTTCCTGGAGCAGGCCAAGCGATATCACATCATCGACATAGTGGCAGATGCGTTTAGGATTAGCTTGCTGGAGTCCGAATTTCAAGCGCACGGATTGCCTCTTAGTCAGGTGCGGAGCGGACCGCCGACGCACTCAAAGGTTGCGCCGCTTATTGAGTCGATGTTTGCGGAGGAGAAGATCATATTCGGCGATAACCCGACCATGCGCTGGTATGTCAACAACACGTACCAGGAGCTAGACGCAAAGGGAAACACGACGTACAAGAAGATCGAGCCGAAGACCCGTAAGACTGACGGGTTTTTTGCTTTAATACACGCGCTGAGCAAGGACGGCGAGCTTCCGGAAGCACGGGATTACGTCCCGATGCTTGATGTATACACCTATTGAGGGGGGTGAGTGCTTGAGCCTATGGGACACATTTCTAAGCTGGTTTAACAAGGACACAAAGACGCTGCCTCTTGATGCCATCATCGGGGAGCTTGCCACCGAGGTATATTTCAAAGAGCTTGCAGTCCAGGCCTGCGTGAACTTGATTGCAAATACTGTGGCGCGGAGCGAATTCAAGACTTTCGAGAATGGCAAAGAAACGAGGAAAGACAACTACTACCTCCTCAATGTGGAACCAAGCCCGAACCGCAATGCATCGAAGTTTTGGCGTGAGGTTGTGCATCATTTGGTGTATGACAACGAGTGCCTGGTGATACAGGAAAGGGGCTATTTCTACATTGCTGATTCATTCCAGCGAACCAAGTATGCCTTCAAGGAGCACATATACACCGATGTTGTGATTGACGACTATCAGCTCAGAGACAGGTTTGCCGAGTCTCAAGTATTCTACTTTGAGCTGCATAACGAGCGGATTAAGGACGTCATTGACGGCCTGTATCGGTCTTATGCCAAGTTGATAGCTGCAAGCCAGAATCACTACAAAAAGAATGCGACCAGGCGCGGGGTATTGACTGTGCCAACTACTTATCCACAAACAGATGATGCTCAGAACGACCTGAAAGAGCTGCTGGAAAAACGGTTCAAACGCTTTTTCTCCGCCGATGGCGACGCCGTTATACCGCTGACCAATGGAATGACCTACACCGAAGCTTTTGGCGAGAGGGCTGGCACGAAGGGGAGCATTGAAGGCCGGGACATCCGGGCGTTCATCGACGACATATTTGATTTCGTGGCAATCGCCTTCCAGGTGCCACCACAGCTCCTCAAGGGCAACGTGGCCGACACCGACAAAGCAGTTAATAATTTCTTGACGTTCTGCGTTAATCCACTCGCCGAGCTTTTGACGGACGAGATCAACCGCAAGATGTATGGCAAGAAGGCATACCTGGAGCGCACATACATGACGCTGGACACCAGCCACATTCGAGCCGTGGACATCAAAGACATTGCCAATGCTCTGGATGTGCTGATCAGGTGTGGCGCCTACAGCATCGACGATTGCTTGATGGCCATGGGTATGGAGCCGCTTAACACCGAGTGGAGCCGGGCGCGCTGGATGACCAAGAACTACGAGCCGATTGAAGTGGCCTTTGAGGGGGGTGGTGAGGATTAGAAAATATTACTCGCTAGCAACAAAAGACCGGGAGGCGTCGATTTACATTTTCGGCGACATTGTGTCGTGGGAATGGACAGAGAGCGATGTGTCGAGTTACACGCTGGCAAAGGAGATCGAGGGGCTGGATGTTGATGTTATCAATGTCTATATCAACTCATACGGCGGAGAGGTGGCCGAGGGGCTGGCTATCTATAACCAGCTGAGACGGCACAAAGCGAAAGTCAAGACCTATTGCGAGGGGTTTGCTTGCTCTGCTGCAAGCGTAGTGTTCATGGCCGGCGATGAGCGAATCATGTCAAATGCGTCTTTGCTAATGATCCACAATGCATGGTTGCTAACCGCCGGGGATCAGAACGCCCTGCGGAAAGACGCAGACGACTTAGAAACCATCAACCAGGCTACCATCAACGCGTACATGAACCACGTTAGTATCACCGAGGACGAACTAAAGGCGATGATGGATGCTGAAACCTGGATAGCGTCAGCCGACGCGCTTGAGATGGGGTTTGCGACGGCCGTAGTGGATGGAGCCTCGGGCAAAAAGGCTAACCAGAGCTACCAGAGGCGATTGGTTGAGTTGGTGCTGACGCACCGGCAAGCAGCCAAGGAGCCTGACGTGGCACCGGAACCTGTGCCAGAACCCGAGCCCCAGCCGGAACCGGCCCCGGAGCCTGAGCCGGAACCAGAACCGCAGGGGAACAAACTCAAAAACCTAATAGCGGCGTTACTAGCCGCGGAGGAGGCGCGACTGTGAAGAACCTAGATTTACTGAGACAGCAGAAGGCGGAGATTATCAGTCGGATAAACCAGGCCGTTACAGACGGCAACGAAGAGGCTTTTGCTGCGGCTTTTACCGAGTACACGGAGATGCTACAAGACGCCGTGATTGCTGAGGCCAAGGGCCTAGTGCAGTCGGCAGACAACCAGATCCTTACTGGCCGTGGCGTTAGGCCTCTAACCAGCGAGGAAAATAAGTATTATCAGGGGTTGATCGGGGCCCTGAAGTCTGGCAACCCGAAGCAGGCCCTGAGCGATTTCAACGTGATCCTGCCTGTAACGGTAATCGACGCTGTGTTTGAGGATCTGACTGAGGATCATCCGCTGCTTGAGGCGATTAGCTTCATGCCGACGGGCGCTTTGGTGGAGATCCTTGTCAACACGCAGGACGGCAGGCACTTGGCCACCTGGGATCAGCTTTGTAGCGAGATCGTCAAGGAGCTTACCGGGGGCTTCAGAAAGCTCGATCTGACGCAGAAGAAGCTGTCGGCGTTTCTGCCGATTTGCAAGGCGATGCTTGATCTCGGCCCTGCGTGGCTCGATAGGTATGTGCGGGTTATCTTGGCCGAGGCGATTGCCAATGGGCTTGAGAGCGGGATCATCGATGGCTCCGGGCTGGACGAACCCACCGGCATGCGGCGCGATCCCAATTCTGCGCTGGATCCAGTTGACGGCTACGGCCTGATAGCCAGCATTCCATTCAACGAGATTTCGCCGGCGACTTACGGCGCGTTATTGGCAGAGCTGTCGGTTTCGCCGAACGGCCTGAATCGGAAGATTTCGGAAGTGATCTTTATA